GTAGGAGGGATTTGAACCCTCGCGCCGTTGTTTAGACGACCTACGCCCTTAGCAGAGCCAGAAAAAGCCACGTTGAATCGTTGCGGAAATCGAGCTTTGCAGGCAACCCGGTCAGCTACCCGCATCCTTGTTAAAAATGGCCGTTGCACGCTCAACGGCGGCCAGCTTATCCTCAAAAGGCTGGTGGCGGCTGTAATGCTGTGTGATATCCTTGACAGCGTGCCCAAGGATCAGTTTTTGCAGCAGCACCGGCACCCCGGCGGCCTCCATGGCCGTGGCCAGCGTGTGGCGGCAGCTGTGGGCCGTCATGTGCGGCCTGCCTCCCCAGCGCTCCACGGACGGGCACCAGCGGTCATAGAAGTGCTCACGGCAACCATCGGCCAGACCGTGGGTGGCCACCTGCATGGCCTCGGCCACCAGCGGCACAATGGCAGCGGCTATGGGGATCTCCCGGTTTTTACCCGCTGCCGTTTTGATGCCGCCCACAATGCGCTGCTGCTGCAAGTCGATGTTGGCGAGATCCAGCTGCATCAACTCGCCCGGCCTCATGCCGGTATAGCACAGGATCAGCGCATACCGGGCCAGATCGTCCCCGGCGCGGTATGCCCGCCACATCCCATGCACCTCGTCCACGGTGTAAGCGTCCCGCTCACTGTCTGGCACCGGCGGCAGTTCGATCAGGGCCGTTTTGTCCTGCGCCATGTCTAGCGCCTCGCTGGTGACGGCTACCTCATACAGCTTGCCCAGCAGCGTTTTGATATCCCTGTGGGCATAGTAGTCACCGGTCGCGGCATCCGTCAGCTCCTGCAACACCTTAAAGGGAATCTGCCCCACGACCTGCATTTGAATCTGTTCCAGCCTGCGCCATGCGGTGCCATAGTGGCTGCGCTTGTCCTTGCTGAGGGCCTGCCACTTTTTTGTTTCCTGTAAGGCCATCCAGCAGTCAATCAGGCGCATGGATCTGGGTGCCACACCGGTGCGGGTGTATCTGTCCAGATACTCCTCAGCTGCCGCCCGTGTGGGAAAGCCGCCCTTTATGCGCTCAAACGCCAGCACGCCGCCGCGATATATACGCGACTGCGCGCACCATGATTTTCCCCGGCGGTACACGCTGCCTTTGCCATTGGCACGCTTGCGCGGCTTTGGCGCTGCCGTGTGCTGCTGCTTTTTCCCGCAGTAGGGGCAAAACAGCGCGTCCTCTGGGATATCCCGCCCGCAGGCGGTTCTCTGACATTTCAATATTTATACCTCCGCTTGCATACTTTGCCCGGCAGTGGTATTATAGATCTGCAAGTTTTGGCTTGTTTGAGATCTACGATGCTACCGCAGGCATCCTGATCGGAACCTCTCCCGGTGTTGGCGCACTGGGGGAGGTTTTTGCTTTTTATTTTTCCTCGGGATCATCATTCTGCGCAGGTGAGACGTCCTTGTGCAGCAAGGAGCCAACTGCTTCCGCCGCCGCTCCATACAGAAAGGAAAGAGCGAGATAGCTCAGACCGCCCATGAGCGCGCCGGAACACAACGCCGTGACCATTTCCCACCCCTGCACCATATAATAGGCAACAAATCCGATGCCGCACAAAACGGCAAGTATTTTTATTGCCAGCGGAATTCGATAATTTTTCTTTGGCTCCGGTACAACTGGCTGCGTTGATGAACCTTTTCGCTTTTTTCTGGCGCTCTCCTCCACATAGGATATACCGGTGCCCGGAATAGAGGCCGTGATGCGATCCTTTCCATTAGCTGTTTTCGTGTATCTAAGCCCCTTAACGCCGTAACTGTACCCGATGCCAGATTTGCTAAAATTGATACGGAGACCTCCCAGTTTTATGCTTTTTCTGAATCGCAACCCCATAATATTGCACTCCTCTTCTGGTTATGCCGAATATTGCAGGCCGTAGATATGGACTTTCACTTGACGAGAACCTTGAAATTCCACATTGCTGTAGTTCATTTTTAAACTGTTTAAAGTATAGTTTCCATCATACATATATTTTGTCCCAATTTTCTTGATATCGTTCCATGCCTGTTTAATTTGTTCATCGGAAAGCGAGTCGTCCATGACTTTCAAAAAATCTCGGAAAACAGGGTAAAGCGCAACCGATTCTTCTGGACCATCATCTATAAGAATTTCGAGGCCATTTTGGCTATTGACCATCTCAATGTAAAAATCGCCAGTTGAGATTAAAGCCTTTGCTTTTACGTTTCCCTGCTGTATTTGCTCCTCTTCAAAAGGATATTCAGCAATTTCATTATATTTCTGAAAGAAATGATTCAATCCCTTATCAGATTTGAAATACTCCGTTGACACTTCTGCAGGTTGCGAAATAGCGGACGTAATTTCCGATGACACTGAAATTCTGCTTTCACCGCAAGCCGTCAGGCAAAGAACCATCACGCCTGCCACTACGCCGATTCTGGCTACTCCTTTCATGCTCTAACCTCCGTGTTTTAGATATCCCTGCAAAGCCCCACGGCCTTGCCCTCGATCGTTACGGTGTTCATGTCCTCTTTGGCAAGGATAATGCTTTCAAAGTTCGGGTTTTCGGCCCGCAGCTCAATAAAGTTGCTGTGCAAATATACCCGTTTCAGGGTGGCCTCTCCCTCGATCCGCACAGCGGCAACCTCGCCGTTTTCCACCGTGGGCTGACTGCGGATGGCTACCAGATCGCCGTCATGGATCTTCGGCTCCATGCTGGTGCCCTCGCAGGTCAGCGTAAAGGTGGCGTGCCATTTTGAGGGGACACAGACCATGCGCTCCACGTTCTCCTCTGCCGTGATCGGCGTGCCGCAGGCGATCCTGCCAACCAGCGGCACCTCTGTCATGGCAGGCATTGGCTGAAATCCCGGCGGGATCTCCGGCTCATCTTTGAGCGAAACGGGCTGATTTCCGTCCAGCACGGCTATCACATCATTAAAGTCCATGTTGATTGCCTGCGCCACCGCCTTGATCGTCTCAAGCGATGGTATGACGGGTTTGTTGTTTACCGGGTTTACGTTTCGTTCCAGAATGGATATATATGCCTTGCTCAGCCCGGACATTTTGGCAAACTGATCCATACTGTAGCCATGTTCTCGGCGGTACTCTTTTATCAGATCGCCCAGAATCACGTTGAACCACCTTCCTTTCTTTTAATGGTGTCAAGTACATCATACATTTTGCTAGACAAAAAATCAAGTCTTTTGTCAAATTCGCTTGACATTCTTTGTCTAGTCTGCTAGACTGTTGTGTGTACGGAGGAGGTGAAAACGGATGCCCTTTAAAATCAAAGAAGCACGCAAGGAAAAAGGTTTTACGCAGGGAGAGCTTGCAAAGCGTGCAAATGTGTCTCGTGCTACCATTATTGGATTGGAAAACGGATCTATTACGGTGACCACCACGGAGACCCTGACCAAGATTGCAGGCGCTTTGAACAAAAAAGTGAGCGATATTTTTTTAGCATGATTGTCTAGCGGACTAGACAAAATCGAAATGGAGGGAATTTTGATGGAACGTTACATGATCTTTATCCCGGCAGTGGGCCCCTGCAAACTGGTGGCCTGTGACGACGGAGACAGCATCAAGCTGGAAACCATGCAGCAGCTGGTGGGCGGCCCTATCGAGGTAACGCCCAGCTGTCTGGGCGCATCGTGGGCACGGGAGCTGGTGGACGGCATCAGCCTGATCGTCAACGAGGAGGGCAGACTGCGCGGCCTACCGTATAATGGCCGGGCATCCGATCTGTGGGAGGGCGGCGGTATTTGCCTCCTCAATGGTGACGCGCTGCTGGCAGCCGCCAAAGGTGAGGATCTGATTGGCTTTACAAAGCCGGTGTGCAAGACGCTGGCCGAGTTTTGGAGCCTTGACATGGAGGACGGCACATGGAACGACTGACAGCCCAGCGGTGCAGCGGCATCAAGAGCGGCTATTGGAGCACCGCCAAAAAGGACGATCTGGTGCAGCGCCTCGGCCAGTACGAGGACACCGGCCTCACGCCGGAGGAGATCAAAGCACTGGAAGATTTCAAAAACGGCAAGGATGACCGGTTCCAGACCTTCAACCCGGACTAAGGAGGACAACATGAAAGCATTTGTAAGACCGCAGGCCGCGGTGGACTACTTGCGGGATGTGGGCTTTTCCATTGGCAAGGACACGCTGCAGGCCGGGCTGCAGCAGCGGGTTTTCCCGTTTGGCGATTATATCAAGGCACCCGCCCCCAGCGGGCAGGACGTGTATCTGATCTATCCGGCATTGCTGGCCAAGTGGGCAGCAGAGCGCAGCCCCGTGGCAAAGCCGGAGGACGCGGAACGAATTGGAGCATGAAAGGAGCAAACACCATGAATAAAAAAACAAGTCTGTTTATCAGCTGCCCGGCGGGCACTGATCAGGCACAGATCAAGGCCACCGGCCCGGTGGAGGATATCATCCAGCTGCTTGTTGAGGCAAATGCCAGCATTCTGGCCGCCTATTTCCCGAAAAAGCGTGAAAGACAACTTGCGTGGACTGCCGCAATGAATGCCAAGATGGTGGGGCTCATTGCCGATTATGAGGACGCGGGCGATCCTGACGATAACGAGGAGGACGAGGACGATGAAGAATCTTAAAATCTGGGGTGCAGCCTTTTTGATGGGCGTGGGTGCCGCACGGGTGCTGGTCTGGCTTAACACCGGCATTGCCCACCTGCTTATCATGCGGGGCGGCTGGGAAGTGGCTGAGGCTGTCAAGGCCGCGCCGTGGGTGCTGTTCGCGCTGGGCTTTGGCCTGTTCCTGAGCGTGAGCGGGATGCTTGCCGATAGCAAGCACTACAAGCGCAGCGCGGAGGAGCAGCGCAGCGGTCTGACCGTGACCGAGAGCCGGAGCGATGCCCGGCGGGGTGCATGACATGGGTATGACAGCGATTGAATACGCGGAGAGCCTGAACCGGCAGTATAGGCGGCTTGCCCAGCGCAACACGAACAGCGCAAACCTGCTGGACGCATCCGCTGCCCCGGTAAAGGCCAGCTGCAAGGCACGGGCCGAAACTTATGACCTTGTTGCCGAGGAACTTGATGGCCTCATAGCACTGATGAAGGAAGAACACGGCAATGGCTGATTTTTACAACTATTGCAACTGGTACACCGTTTGGGATGCCAAGACCGGCGATCTGATTGCATCCGGCACGTCCGCAATGGTGGCCCGGCGGCTGGGTTACAAGAGCACCGCCGCATTTACCACGCACTACGCCCACACCCAGACCCGGAAACCCAAGAAACCGTATAAATACATCATGCGGCGGGAACTCGTAGAGCGCCGTGAGGCCGAACTGCCCCCGCCACGCACCAGAGGAAAAGGAAGGAAACGCCATGAAGATTGTCATTGAAAAAATTGGAGATAACGTTGGAGTTAGCTTTATCGGGAAGGGCCCGCGGATTGACCGGCTTATGCTCCTCACGGTGGCCCTGATCGAAACGTTTGTTGAAAGCCTTATCCCCGATCTGACGGACGAACAGCTGCAGCAAGCAGCTGATGGGTTTGCAAACAGCGTAAAATCTGCCGTCATTGCCCGCTATAAAATGAAACCCTCTGAACGCAAAGAAGAATTTACCGGCAAGGAGGCAGCTTTTCTCTCTAAGCTGTTCAATTTATGATCGGGCAAAAAGAAAGGGCCTGCCCGTGCGCCAACACGGACAAGCCCAAAGAGAACACGGACAGTTTTCTCCCCTCAGAGTATACCATAGACTGCGACTGCCTGCAATATGCAGGCGTGCTCTATTACGCGGTGGATGACCGCGGGCGCAAGTTTCAGGCATCCACGGTGCTGCGGCTGTCTGATCCGCAGCTGGGGGAACTGATCCACTGGCTGCACTACCACCTGAAAGGCAGCAACCCGCCGCCTGCCCTGTATCACCTTGAAATGCTGCTGCAAAGCCTCGAATACCTGCGGGGCGGGCGGCACTACCTGTATAACTCGATCTATGAGATCACACGTCTGGAGGATGCTCTATGAAATGGCGCCCTAATCTGCCACGCTCTGACATTACTTCAACGCTGGCCGAATGATTTCAACCATGTGGAAGTGAGGAACCTATGATCTTTTTTATTTTTGGTATTCTGGCTCTGTTGGCAGCATTCTGCCTGTTCCGGTCTGAATATAAGGCCACTGCCGTGATCCCCGGCGCTCTGGCAGCCGTCCTGATCGTTATTTCTTGTGTCTCGTTCGTGCCGACCGGCTACACCGGCATTGTGACCACCTTTGGCAAGGTCGAAAACGGCACCAAGGACGCAGGCGTTGTGGTAAAGGCACCGTGGCAGTCCATTGTCAAGATGGATAACAGGGTGCAGGAGGTCAGCATCGACCTCTCGGCGTTCAGTTCCGACATTCAGGAAGTGGCCACCAGCGTGACGGTGGGCTACCGGATCAATCAGGCCAATGCCATGACCATCTACAAAGAGGTGGGCCGCAAGTACGAGGATGTTCTGATCCTGCCCCGTGTCCCGGAGGTGGTCAAGGCAGTTGTAGCACACTATGATGCCAGCAGTCTGATTTCCAACCGGGATGCCGTGGCAGAACAGATGGACGCGCAGCTGCGCAGTGTTTTGGCACAGTACAACATCGACCTCTCTTACATCAGCATCACGAATTTCGATTTCACGGATACCTTTACGGACGCCGTTGAAGCAAAGGTGAAGGCCCAGCAGGAAAAAGAAAAGGCCGAGACCGATGCCGAAAAGCGCCGCGTGGAAGCGCAGGCAACGGCGGACGCGGATCTGATCGCCGCAAAGGCTGAGGCCGAAAAATCCAAGGTGGCTGCGGATGCTGAGTTGTATGCCGCTCAGAAAAAGGCCGAGGCCAACGATGCTCTGACCGACAGTCTGGACAGCAATCTGCTGGAATACTACCGCATCACCGGCGTAGATGCACTGTGGGATGGCAAACTTCCCACCTATGTGGGCGGGGAAAGCAGCGTCCCCGTCCTGAACGGTCTGAGCTGACCGTGCCCTCCAATGGTGGCAGGAGGTAAAACAAGAGCCACTGCCAGCGCATAGCGCAAAGAAAGGAGCTGATCCCATGGGAAGGATGGTCACTGTTGAGGAGTGGGCTGAGATCCACGGAAAAACGCCCGCCACCGTCAGGCGTAAGATCCACGCCAACGCATGGCCCGATGCAAAGCAGGCCACACTGGACGGGAAACTGGTGTGGATGCTTGACGAGGATTGGCTGTGGCCCTGCGCCATGACCCCGACCAAGCAGGCAAAGCTGCTGTGCGAGATTCGCCGCCTGATGCCTCCCGTGGTCTACACTACCGCAGAGGATGGCACAGTGATCTGCATGGTTCCCTGCACCCATCACACCCACGTTGCCAGCGGTGTGACCGCTGACGAGATGAATGATCTGTGGAGAGCTGCCCCCCCCTCAGAGGGCCGCCGCACAGGCTGCCCTGCAATACGGCTGGCTGCACCCTCTCGCAGATCCGAGATCCTACAACGAGAAAGGAGAGCGTTTACATAATGCCTACAACCACAAAAAGTAACGCCGCCCGCCGCAAGGCCCCGCAGAACGCGCAGGAGCGCCCGGCGGCGCAGGTGGTACAGTTTCCCCTGCCGTACACAAAACCCCGGCAGACGGCCCCGCAGGAGGTGCAGGTGGTGGTTTGCGAGTGCGGCCCTGATGCCGTGCGCGTCAGGTGCCTGCCTGACCCTGCCGCCATCGTCCGCATGATGGATGAAACGTTTGGCCCTCTGGGCTGGACACGCCGCTATTACTTCGCGGATGGCCGCCTCTGGTGCGGCGTGGGCGTGTATAACCCGCTTATCAACAACTATGCCGTCAAGGACGCAGCGGCCCCGGCGGGCAAGCTGCAGATCAGCAACCCGGACAAGTGGAAGGAAAACGGCAGCTTTTTGGCTGCTGCATCCCTCTGGGGTGCCGGATCTGACGTGATGGCCCTGCCATCCATGACCATGGGCGGCGCAGTCATTGAGCCGGCATACCGGCGGACAGCCAAGGGCCAGAGCGATCAGCCTACCGGCTACCGCCTGCACGGCGCTCTGACCGTGGACAAGCTGCTGCGGGCCGATGATGGACACATTATTGGCGTGCAGTTCCTGCAGGGAGAGCGCAAAGTGGTATGGCAAACCGAGTGATCGGCAGGCTGCCGGTGGTGTACAATCCGCAATCTCACCGCATCGAGGTGGAAAACACCGCGGAATTTGTGGAAACCCAGATTTTCCAACGTTTGGATGATCTGGCCCACGGGCAGCCGCTGCGCCTGACCCTGACGGTGGAGCCGGAACACAGGGGCCGCACAACGGCCCAGAATAGCCTCATGTGGGCGTTACTCACCATCATGGCCGACCACTACAACGCCGGGCGCACCGGCGGCGTGACCCCAGAGGACTGTTATCTGGAGATGCTGGAAAAGTACGGGGCCAAGGTGGACTATCTGGAGTGCCCGGCGGGCGCTCTGGATATCCTGCGCGGCTGCTATCGGCTTGTCCATGTGGTGGAGATACTGGACGGCAACCGCTGCACGGTTAAATGCACACAGGGCAGCTCCACCTTTACCACCGGCGAAATGAAAAATCTGATTGACGGGATCTTTGACCGCCTCGCTGAGATGGGCGTGAATGATCCCATCGTGACTGCCTACTGGCAGGAATGGAAGGAACCATAATGGCCAAGAGCATCATACAGGCAGAAAAAGAGTGCTATATCTGCCGCCGCTGGTATGCCGTCAAGACCACCAGCGGGCTAGAGGAGCACCACGTCCTCAATGGGCCGCTGCGCAGTTTCTCCGAGCGGCACGGCCTCAAGGTCTGGCTGTGTCACCAGCACCACAATGAGCCGGGCCTGAGCGCCCACCACAATGCCACCTGTGCGCAGACCTTAAAGGCCGTTGCACAAGCGAAATATGAGGAACAGAACGGCCCCGGCGCACACGCTGCATGGATGGCCGCTGTTGGAAAGGACTATCTCAATGCTTAACGTTGTAGCAATTATGGGCCGCCTTGTGGCTGACCCTGAACTCCGCACCACCCCGGCGGGCGTGAACGTCTGCCAGTTCCGCATTGCCTGTGATCGCAACTTTGCCCGGCAGGGTGAGCAGCGGCAGGCTGATTTTGTGGATATCGTGGCATGGCGTGCACAGGCTGACTTTGTATGCAAGTATTTTTCCAAGGGCAGTCTGATTGCCATAAATGGCCGCATCCAGACCCGCAACTATCAGGACAAGAACGGCAACAACCGCACCGCCTTTGCCGTGGTGGCCGAAAACATCAACTTTGGCGGCTCCAAGGGCACCAGCAGCGCAAAGGTGGATGACGGCGGCGAGGCTGCACCGCGTTCTGAGGCATGGCCCAAGGCTGACCCGCCTGCCAACTATGGCGGCGTGGACGATTTTGCCGTGATCGATGACAATGACGATCTCCCCTTTTAATTCAGGAGGACAAGCAGGATGAGAAAAGACGGATATGTTGTGGTGCAGCCGTGGATGGTCACAGACTACAACCTCAACGGCAACAAACTCTTGATTTATGCTCTGATCTGGGGTTTTTCACAAGACGAACAGTCTTGCTTTTATGGCTCTGTCAGCTACATTGTGGAGTATTTCAAGCTGAGCAAGCGGGCTGTGCTGAACCTGCTGGCCGAACTGGAAAAGGACGGCCTGATCCGCAAATGGGCTGAACCGGTAAACGGCAGGCCCACAAACAGGTATGCAGCGCTTCGCCCGGCGGCGTGCGCTTCTGCGTCTGATGGGTGCAAAAAATGCACCGGTGAAGAAAATGCACCGGTGAAGAATGTGCACCCGGATAGGTGCAAAAAGTGCACCTCTACCGGTGCAGAATGTGCACCCAAGAAAGAAAATAATAATAAAAGCGAGAATAAAGGGCCGTCCGCAACTCGTTTTTCACCGCCTACGGTGGAACAGGTCAGAGCGTACTTCCAGGAGCGTGGCGTCCCGCCTGCTGATGCTCAGACCGAGGCTGACAAGTTCGTTGATCGGTACGAGGCTAACGGGTGGATCGTGGGCAAAACCAAGATGAAGGACTGGAAAGCGGCAGCGCGTAACTGGCTGAGGAACCGGAAAGAGTGGGGCCAGCCCGCTGCACAGCCTACAACCCCGTATGGCGGGCGTACATGGGAGGATCTGTGATGGACGTGCAAAGCGTATTGATCGGCGCGCTGCTGATGGACGATCAGCTGGCACCGTATTCCCTGCCGGAGTTGAGCATTGAGCATTTCCGGCCTGAACTGCAGCCCACCTTTGCAGCCGTGCAAGGGTTCTGGATCACAAAGGGCCTGCTGGATATCATGCAGATCGCGGCAAAATACCCAGACCAAAAGCAAAACCTGCTGTCCTGCGTGGCCTCCTGTGAGAGTGAGTGCATCCGGCTGACCCGTGACCGCGTGGAAGAGTGGACGCGGATCATCATGGAGGATGCCGCAAAGGCCCGTTTCCAGAGCCTTGCCTTTAGGGCTGTGGATGCTGCAACCGCCTTTGATGATCTGCCAGATCTTTACCAGCAGATGGGGCAGGCGCTGGATATCCACACTGAAAAGAACGATTTTCAGAGCGTGGGCGATCTGCTGGATGATTATATCCGGCATTTGGACGAGAAACCCAAGTACATCCGCACCGGCCTGTCCAAGCTGGACGAAAACCTGCACCTCGTGCCCGGCAACTATTTCGTGATCGGCGGCAGACCAAGCGCAGGCAAAACTGCTCTGAGCCTCCAGCTTGCTGCTGGCATGGCCAAGCAGGGCAAGCGTGTGTGTTATTTCTCGCTGGAAACAGACCCGGCCACATTGCAGGCCCGTCTGATTGCCAACCAGCTGTATGCTCCTCTCTCGGCGGTCAAAAACAAAACCCTATCCATGAACGAACTCGACCGGCTGGCCGATATGAAGCGCTGGCCGTTGTACATTCGTTCTGCCGCAGGCAAGGGCGTGGCGTGGATCAAGGCGCAAGCCCTCCGCATGAAAGCAGATATCATTTTCGTGGACTATTTGCAGCTGATCCATGAGCGCGGTAGCAGCGACCGATACAACGCCATCACAGAGATCTCCATTGCGCTGCATGAGCTTGCCCAGACCACCGGCATCCTCGTTGTGGCTCTGGCCCAGCTGAACCGTAACGCTGCAAGGGCTGAACCGTCCAATGCAGATCTGCGCGAATCCGGGCAGATCGAACAGGACGCGGATGCTATTTTGCTGCTGTCTGCTGACGGTGACACCTATTTCAGCCGCCTGACCAAGAACAAAGAGGGTCGCGTGGGCAATGCAGGGCTGGAATTTGACAGGATGACGCAGCACTTTACTTGTGTGACCGCAAATTAACAAAAGGCCGCCCGGCGGGGCGGTATAGGAGGCAAGCAAAAATGAATTGTAGTTCTTGCAAGGCACGCCATAACTGTATGGCGGTGGTGGAGCCCGGCTCTATTGCGTGTATGGCTCACCTGCTGCAAGCGGGTGGAACAAAGGCAGATGGAAACCCGTACCAGACACGCGGGGTGCCTAAATTCTGCCCGATTTGTGGCAAGCCGCTGAAAGTCATTGGAGCCGAGCGTTTTTGCAACAACGTCCAGTGCGAAAACAGATATGTTCCTATGGGGTGAGCGTGCCATGGACGGAAACATAAGTGTTTGCTACAACATGGACTGTATGGAGGGCATGGCAAAAATCCCGGACGGGTATTTTGACCTCGCCGTTGTAGATCCTCCATACTTTTCCGGCCCAGAGCACCGCGGATATTATGGCTGTAAGCAAAGCAAGATCGGCGTGCGCCGTTGTTACTACCCTGTAATAGAATCGTGGGAAGTTCCGGGCAAGGCTTATTTTGACGAACTGCGCCGGGTTGCTGCGCACTATATCGTCTGGGGCTGCAATTATTTCGACTACGAGTTTGCACCCGGTAGGATCGTGTGGGATAAATGCAACCAGAGCACAAGTTTCTCGGATTGTGAGCTTGCTGCAACAGATCTGTTTGACAGCGTGCGTCTGTTCCGGTTCATGTGGAACGGTATGCTACAGGGAAAGAGCATTTCAGAGGGGTACATCATGCAGGGAAACAAGGCCCTGAATGAGAAGAGAATCCACCCGACGCAAAAGCCTGTTGCCCTGTATGACTGGATTTTCCAGCGGTACGCCAAACAGGGATGGAAAGTGCTTGACACACACCTCGGCAGCGGTAGTAGCAGGATTGCAGCCTACAATGCCGGGTTGTCCTTTGTAGGGTTTGAGCTCTGCAAAGAGTATTTCGACCGGCAAGAGGAACGCTTTAGCGCATACACCTCGCAGCTGGATATGTTTCACCTGATGGACAACCTTATGGGGGAATAAAGGGAGGATGCAGTCCGATGACCTATGAAGAAAAAAAGGAATGGCTACGGCGGTACCGCAAGGCCGCAAAGCTGGAAAAAATCAAGTTGGAAGAGGTAGAGCGGTACCGTACAGACGCGGAGCATATCACGCAGGTGCTCTCCCCTGTTCCCGGCGGCGCTGGTGACGGCCAGGCGCTGCCCCGCTCTGTGGAGCGCATCGCGGATGCAATGCAGGCAGCCAACGCGCAGGTGATGGAGTGCCAGAGGATCTGCAAGGAGATTCTGAGCGTTATGAGCCAGACCGTGGATATACAGGATTATGAGATCCTGTACCTGCGTTACATCGGCGGCAAGAAGTGGGAGCAGATCGCCGTCAAGATGGGCATGGAAGTAAGCAGCGTATACAGACGGCACAAGAGAGCCGTCAAGGCGCTGGACGTTCCAGAACGCCAGTAAATACCATGTTTTGGGGGCACTTTGCAATACAATACCATGTTTTGAGGGCAACTTGCACTGTTTTTCAATGTTTTGCCTGTGATATTATTAGACTGCGAAAGCCGCAAGGAGCTGGACAACATCCAACACCCTGCGGCTTTTGCATTGCCCGGCTGCGACAGGGGAACACCTTACCGACCAACAGCCTGAATGTACCAGCCGGGCATTTTGCTTTGCTATCCAGCGGCACCGTCCGGGACTGTACCCGGCGGGGCCTTTGAATAGACGCGGGTTCTGGACATCATCCCACAATGTGCATGGCAGCATAGCCAAGCGGTTTCCCTTCCATTCTGACCAGTAAGCTGCCGTTGCGGGCAGCTGTGCACATTCCATGCCGTTGTAGCTCAAGCAGAGCACCGTCCGGTCAGGGCGGGTCACGATGCCGGTGCAAGTCCGGCCAACGGTTCCATATTTACCACCCCCGGCCTCGTTTGTACCCCGGGGTCATTTTGTACCCTGCCCCCCTCCGCAAAGCACCCCCGCCCCTGCAAAGGCCCCCGGAGTGTGCCCGGCGGGGTGCAAGCCTGCCTGCCATGCGCAGGCTTTTTGTCTGTCAGGAGGTGAACCGCATGGGCAACCCGCGCTATGCCAACGGACAGCTGCGGCGGCGCAACCGGGCCCGGCTCCGGGCGATGGGCGGCGAATGCGGCATCTGTCACGGGCGTTTCGGTCCGATCCATTACGATGAGCCTTCCGACGCGCAGCACCCGCTGTCCTTCGTGGTGGACGAGATCAAGCCGGTTTCCCGCTGGCGGGAGTTCGGCTACCCATCGGCGCGGGCAGCGGCAGAAGATTGGTCGAACCTCCAGCCCGCGCACTGGTTCTGCAACGCGCAGAAGGGCAACAAAACCGGGCAAAACGGCCCGAAAACGGGCAGATTCGTGCGGATTCCGAAGGTTTCTGACGGTGACTGGTGAGGGGTGGGGAGGGTCCCCCTCCCCCGCCCACGGCGACTCCCGTGCTGTCCAGCGCCGATTTACACACGGGAAAATTTCAAGGAGGTGTTCCGGGCCATGGCGACCATGAAAAGCATCACGGCACGGGGCACCCGGCTGGACCAGCTCAAACAGCTGGCCAAGGTGCTGGCGGCGGGCATCGACACCTGCGAGGATTGCCGGGCCCTGCCCCAGCTGACCAAGCAGTACCGTGAGACCATCCGGGAAATTGAAGAGATCGAAGGAGCAGACAACGATGGCGACGAGATCGGCGAGATCCTCGCAGAGCGTGAAAATGATGGGAAGCCAGGAGCCGTCCGAACGCATCGCGCCGGAATACCGGGCCACTGACGGGCCGGATGCGGTGCGCATCCTGCGGGCGGGCGGCACCGTGCTGGACCCGTGGCAGAGCGACATCCTGGACGACTGGATGGGCCGCACCGTGTCCGGCAAATGGACAGCCCCCACGGCGGGCGGCAGCGTGCCCCGCCAGAACGGCAAGAGCCTGCTGGTGCAGGGGCGGGCGGCGTCCGGCATGCTCATGTTCAACGAAACGGTCATCTACACGGCCCACCTGCAAAAGACCGCCACCGAGACCTTTGAGGAAATGCGGGCCTTTTTTGAGGGGCCGAAAATGCGCCGGTATGTTTCCGAGATCCGCACCGCCCTGGGCCGCGAGCAGATCATCCTGAAGAGCGGCGCGCGCATCAAGTTTCTGGCCCGCACCCGCAACGGCGGACGCGGCCAGCACGGCGACCTGCTCATCTTCGACGAGGCGCAGGAGCTGGACGAGACCGCACAGGGCAGCTTCATCCCGGCCATTTCGGCCAGCCTGAACCCCCAGACCATCTACGTCGGCACCCCGCCCGGCCCGGATGCCGTGGGCACCGTGTTCCGGGCCCTGCGCAAGCGGGCGCTGGAGGGCGAAGCCAAAAAGGCCGCGTGGTTCGAGTTCAGCGTGCCGGAGATCGGCGACGTGAAGGACCCCGCCCGCTGGGCAGCCGCCAACCCGGCACTGGGGCGGCGCATCCAGTTCTCCACCATCGAGGGCGAAGCCGAACAGCTGGACCCGGACACCTTTGCGCGAGAACGTCTGGGCTGGTGGAGTCCGGAGATCACGGAGCATCTGGACTACGCCCTCGACCGCAAGGCGTGGGCAGCCTGCGCCAGCGAGGACGAAAAGCCGGAGGGCAAGACCGCCTATGGCGTCAAGTTTGCCGCCGACGGCAGTTCCGTGTGCCTGTGCGGCGCGGTCATCCCGAAGGAGGGGCCCGCTCGCGTCTCCCTCATCGACCTGCGGCCCACCGGGCAGGGCCTTGCCTGGCTGGCGGACTGGCTGTGCGACCGGTACGGCAGGGCAAGCTGCGTGGTCATCGACGGGCGCAACGGCGTGGACGTGCTGGTGGAACGCATCCGGGAGGTCTGGAAGGCAAAGAACGCTGTCATCCGGCCCGGAGCACGGGACGTGATCGCCGCCGTGAGCCTGTTCACCAACGCGGTGAGCGAGGGCGGCCTGACCTGGTACGCACCCCAGACCGCCCTGAATGAGAGCGCCGTCACCGCCGTAAAACGCCCCCTTGCGGGCGGCTTTGGCTTTGGCGGCGAGAACAGCCTGCCGGTGGAAGCCTGCGCGCTGGCCCTGTGGGGCGCAAAGACCTGCCGCCGCGACCCGACCCGCAAGATGCGCATCGGCTGAAAGGAGCCCTATGTTAGTCACTCTGAATTTTGGCACCGTGAAAGGCTTACGTCAGGCCGAGCAACAGCAGCTGCGGGATCTGGCCGACGTTTTTAACTACCACCAGAGCAGCAACACGCTCAAGGATAAATACTATGAGGGTCACATCACCCTGAAGGACGTAAACCTCGGCATCGCCCTGCCGAAAAAAGGCATGGAAAATCTGGAAGTCGGCTGCAGCTGGGGCCAGAAGGCCGTGGACGTGCTGGCAGCGCGCTCCATGTTCGACGGCTTTGTGGGCACCGGCGGCAGTCTGGACAGCCTTGCAAAGCTGGTGGCCGACAACCGCCTTGTGGCACAGTACGCCAAGGCCTGCCGGGACGAGCTGAAATACGGCTGCACCTTTGCCGCCCTGTTCGCTGACCCGGAGGTTGGATGCCGCATCCGGTTCCACTCGCCTGCCACGGCAGCCGCCCTCTGGAACGGCGAGAAGGGCCGCATCGACTGCGGTCTTGCCATCGTAGATACGGCACCGGATGAAAGCGTAAGCAATGAATGGACCCCCGCGTTGGTGTACCTCTACACGGACACGCACATCGTTGTTCTGCGCAGAGAGCAGGACAGATGGACAGCAGAATACAACCCCCAGATGATGGGCCGCCCGCTGATGGAGCCCCTGATCTGGAACGCCACCAACTCCAAGCCCTTCGGCCGCTCCCGGCTAAAAAATCCCATTCGCGCCCTCATCAATGACTACATCCGCACCGCCGTCAACGCCACCATCGCGCTGGAGTTTGCCACCACGCCCCAGAAGTACATCCTCGGCGTGACCGATGATCAGTATGACGCCATCATTTCCAACAAATTCAAGACCTACATGGGAGCCATCATCGCCGCCACGGCCAACCCGGAGACCGGCGAGAACCCGACCCTGGGCCAGCTGGCACAGGGCAGCCTGACGCCTCATGTGGAGAAGATGCGGATGACCGCCACCCAGTTTGCGGCGGCCACCGGCCTGACCGTGACCGACGTGGGCGTTGTGAACGACGCCAACCCCACCAGCAGCGACGCCATTCTTGCCCAGAGCCAAACGCTGGTGCTTCTGGCCCAGCAGCTGAACACCGGCAACGGCGACGCGCTGCGCACCATTGCCTGCATGGCACAGGCCGTGGCACGGGACTGCCGCCTGGCCGACCTGACCGAGGAAGAGACCGGCATCATGGCCCACTTCAAGAACCCCGCCATGCCCAGCGTGGCCGTCACTGCCGACGCCGCCATCAAGATCGCATCCGCCCGGCAGGAGTTCGCCGGCACGGACACGTTCCTGGAGATGATCGGGTTTGACCAGGCAGACATCCGGCGCATCAAGGCGCAGGAGCAGCGGGCACGGGGTGCACAGGTGCTGATGGAGATGGAAGATGAAACTGACACGAGCGGCGTGGGATGATTACATTTCCCGGCTCTCCCGGCTGAACCAGAAGGCCGGACAGCTCATGCGGGAGTACATGGACGAGCACCCGGAAGCCGACACCGACGCCCTCATCCGCTACGCCTATGCCCTTGTGACCAAGTACGGCGAGGGCAGCGCAGAGCTGGCCTGCCAGATGTACGATGCCCTGGCCGAGGCGCAGGGGGTCACCCTGCCCGCCGCAGAACCGGCTCCCACCGTAACCTACGGCGAAGTAACCGGCATGGTCAAGGCCACGCAGGACAGCCCGGCAAACCTGCAGAGCGGCGTTTCCCGCATGGTCAAGCAGGCCGGGGCCGATACCACGGTGCACAACGCCATCCGGGACGGTGCCGAATGGGCGTGGGTTCCCCACGGCGACGCCTGCCCGTTCTGCCGGATGCTGGCCTCCAACGGCTGGCAGCGGGCCAGCAAGAACCTGCTGAAGAAAGGCCACGCCCAGCACATCCACGCCAACTGTGACTGTGAGTTTGCAGTGCGGTTCAGCCGGGAGTTTGACGTTGCCGGGTACGACCCGGAAGAGTACCTCCGGCAGTACCGGGAGGCGGGCGGTGACGTGAACGCATGGCGGCGGATTGACTATGCAGCCCGGAAGGACGAGATCAATGCACAGAAAAGGGCGGCGTATGCGGCTCAGGCGTACCGAAAAGACAGAGGCGCAGTCAGCGAGATATCTCTGATTCGGCGTTCGGAGGAAGTCAAGCTCTCTGTAAGACAGGTTGAATCTTACAAAACGCCGGTTTATGTTTCAGACCAGGCAACAATAAAGCCGAAAGCTCTCCATAGAATCAATCAAAATACCGAAAAAGCGCTTTCCGACTGGGGTGTCAGCCTTGACCGGAAGCCCAAAATCATCGTTGTCGGCGATAACGAGCTGCGCGGCGCAGTCGGTATTTACGACCCGTGCGAGAACGTTGTTTATTATTCGGAAAGCGTTGGCAAAAAGACTGTTCAAGACGCTTCTGGTGGTTTCGGAGTAATCGAAGCTCACGAAATGTGGCACATGAAACAGGCCGAGGACTTCCGGCAGTCCGGCTGGGTTATCACCCGTGAAAACCGTGCAGAATATCTTGATGCCCTGTGCAAAAAGTGCAAAGGACGCATTGACAAACTGGGTATCACGCGCGATAATGTAAGAGAGTTAAGCCAATACGCAGCTGATATGTATTTAGGCGAACGTTTTGACGAAGTCGAAGCAGAATTCATGTCATTAAGGAGGCGAAAATAATGGTCATTCTGAAATACCCGTCGGATATTCAAAAATTGATTGATATTTTCGACCCCTACCGTGAAGCCATTTCGTCCAAACAATTTGACCAGATTCCACCTGAAGCGGTGGACGCATTCAACAAGTTCAAACAGTGGTCTTGGGAACAAGACCAGTAATCCAACCACGATGCACCCGCACCGTGGTTTTTTGTTGCCCATTTTCAGGAGGTATATATGAACGAAAAAGATTTCACTTTGAGCGTGCGTCAGCTGGTCGCTGATTACGCCAACGAACACCTCGACGTGACCGACGAAAAGCGCATCACGCCAAACGATGTGTTCATCGTGTGGCAGTGCAAGGCGCTGCAGAACTCCAAGGCATTAGCAAGCACCACCCTGCCGGACGGGATGTATTACGAGATCACCTACAACGGCGATAAAAAGCAGTTCTATCTGGATGCTTACAAGAAATTCGAGAACTGCTGTATCCCGTGTGTCACTGATTGATCCGCTCTCTCATCCAAAGCACTGTGCAAAAATGCACGGTGCTTTTTTCATGCCGTCTTAGCTCAGTTGGAAGAGCGGCTGCCCCGTAAGCAGCGGGCCGATGGTTCGAGCCCATCAGGCGGCACCACGCAGCGGGCGGTGCGTAACCCGCCCAAGACCGAATACTGACAGCGAACAGTGTATAAAAACTGTGGTCACACAACCTGAAAGGAGTTTCCACCATGAAACGCGAAGATGTGAAGAACAAGATCCCCGGCATTACCGACGAGCAGCTGAACTGGCTCATGCAGGAGAACGGCGCGGACATCAACCGGGAGAAGTCTGCCGCCACCGCCCTGCAGACCCAGCTGAACAACGTGAATGCCCAGCTCAAGACCGCACAGGACGGCCTTGCCGCCTTTGACGGCAAGAAGAAGCCGGAGGAATACGAGGCCGAGCTGGCCAAGCTGCAGGCCGACCTGAAGGCACAGGCCGATGGCTTTGCCTTCGACAACGCCCTCGACACTGCCATCCTCGGCAAGAAGGGCCGCAGCGTCAAGGCCGTGCGTGCCCTGCTGGACGTGGACGGCCTGAAGGGCTCTGCCGACCGCACTGCCGACATCGCAAAGGCGCTGGACGAAGCCGCTAAGGCAAACCCCTGGGCCTTTGGTGAGGACGCCCCGGCACCCGCACCCGCGCCCGGTTATCCTGTCCTGCCCGGCGGCGGTGAACCGCGGCACCTGCCCAGCGAGAAGGACGGTGTCACCGCCGCATTCATGGACCGCAACCCCGGTCTGAAAATCTGACAGCCGTGCAGCAGCACGGAGAAAGCGAGTAATTTTTATGGCACATGCAAATCAGGAACGTTGGGCCACTCTGGTGGACGCAAAGCTGCGCAACCAGCTGGTGACCCGTGATAACCTCATCTTCAACAGCCGCTACGAGGGCGACCCCACCTCCGGCAAGGTCAAGATCCCGGTCCGTGACACCGAGGTGGCCGTCAAGGAATACGACAAGGCCAACGGCATCGCTGCCGAGGCGGGCACCACCACCTATTTGGACCTGAACATCGACCACGACGAGGCCGTGAACGAGCTGATCGACGGCTACGACGCCGACAGCGTGCCGGATGACATCGTGGCCGACCGTCTGGACAGCGCCGGTTACTCTCTGGCCCTGTCCATCGACAAGAAGTCCATTGCCGCGCTGGAAGGTGCCACCGGTGCCACCATCAGCGCCACCAAGACCGCAGCCACCGAGAGCAACGCCTATAAGCTGGCGCTGGAGGCCAAGCGCGTGCTGGGCCGCAAGGGCGTGCCTGCCGATGGCCGTTTCCTCATCGCATCCCCGGAGTATCTGGAGGTGCTGATGCTGGACGAGCACTATATCAAGCAGGGCGACCTGTCGCAGGAGCTGGTGCAGCAGGGTGTTGTGGGCCGCATTGCGGGCTTCAACGTGTTTGAATCCAACAACATGGACTACGAGAGTACCACCCGCGTGACCAGCAAAAAGACCACCACCGAGTTCATTGCCGGTCACCCCAACTGGTGCCACCGCGTGATGGAGTGGCAGGTAGCCATCCATCTGCAGGACCTGTCCGGCTCCGGCAAGTACATCGGCGCATCCGCTGTGCAGGGCCGCAAGGTGTACGGCCTGAAGGTCTCCAAGCCCCAGACCCTGTACATCAAGCGCACCGAAGTGTAACGGGGTGCCTCATGACCTACGCCGAAGTGTGTGATGTGGAAGCCGGGTTCCGTGCCCTCTCCAAGGACGAACAGGAGCGCTGCAGCACCCTGCTGAGCGAGGCGGCGGTCATCATCGACGCCTATAACCCGGACGCCGGAGAGGACGCCAAACGGCTCGTTTCCTGCCGGATGGTGCGCCGCCAGCTGGGCGAAAGCGACAGCGAGGGCGGCGTCAGCTTTCCCATGGGGGCCACCCAGGGCACCGCCACCGCGCTGGGCTACAGCCAGAGCTGGACCATGAGCGGCGGCTCTTCCGGGGAGCTGTATCTTTCCAAGCTGGAAAAGAAGCTGCTGGGCGTTGGCAGCCGCGTGGGGGCCCGCAGCCCGCTGGAGGACTTATGTTGAAAGGCATCGACGTCACCCTGTACGAAAAGACCCAGACCGGCACCGACGAGGCCGACGCCCCGGTCTATGCCGAAACGCCGGTCACCGTGCACAACGTGCTGGTGGGCGAACCCTCTGCCGAGGAGATCACCACCGAGCTGCAGCTGACCGGGCGGCGGCTGGCCTACACGCTGGCCATCCCCAAGGGCGACGCCCACGACTGGAACGACGTGCAGGTGGAGTTTTTCGGCCAGCGCTTCCGCACCTGCGGGGGCGTCGTGCAGGGCATCGAGCGCATGATCCCCCTGTGCTGGAACAAGAAGGTGCAGGTGGTAAGGGATGAGTAAAGTCCGCTTTGAACTGGACCGTGCCGGGGTGCGTGCCCTGATGCGCAGCCCCGAGATGCAGGCCGTGCTGAAGGCGCGGGCCGACACCGTGAAAGACCGCTGCGGCGACGGGTACGAGGCCTATGTGGCCGCCACCCGCGCCGTGGCCGTGGTGGAGACCGCCACCCCGCAGGCCGTTGACGACAACTCTGCCCACAACACCCTGCTCAAAGCCACCTCGACTGCACACGGCATTGAGGGCGTGCATACCCACAAGCGCCTGAAAGACTGCCGTGCCATCCGCTACAGGAGGAAAAGATGATCGAAGAAACCATCCGCAGCTTTCTGGCCGCGCGGCTGGATGTGCCGGTGCGTCTCAGCGTGCCTGCCTCGGCCCCCGCCCGCTTTGTGGTGGTGGAAAAGACCGGCTCCGGCTATGAGGACGGCATCTATAGCGCCACCATCGCGGTGCAGTCCTACGGGCCCGCCGCCACCAGCCACGACGGCACCCTGGATGCGGCCAAGCTCAACGAGCTTGTCAAGGCCGCCATGCAGGACGCCGACAACCTGCCGCAGCTTGTGCGCTGCGACCTTTATTCCGACTACAATTTCCCCGACACCACCCGCAAACGGCCCAGGTATCAGGCCGTTTTCGGCGTGGTACATTACTGAGAACGAAAGGAGCCTTTTTATGGCAGATGCAAAGAATGTGACCGCTGCAAAGCCCAAGGTGGGCGGTGCCATCTGGCGTGCCCCGCTGGGCACCCCGCTGCCCACCGACGCCA